CATACATTGAGGTGGCTCAGTCTTTTTCATGTAGTCACCTTTACATATATGATATAGGTCATTTATAATTTTTTCTGTTGCATGTGTTTTATTATAACGAAATGTATATTCTTTACACAATTCAAATCCATGAATAATAGCCCAAGCAAAATTGTCAGGTGATTGGTTTACCCATAAGGTCATTGGGTGTTTGGGATAAGCTGATTTATAACCTACATCATGACCTCTGGCTCGTGCTGAGGTTGATAACATTTGTGCAGTTTCTAATATCATTTTAACTACATGCTTATCACATTGCATTTGTGCTGCAAGTTTTGGATTGTCATCTAAAAAAAATATGTTCATATATAATTTATTAGTCTGTTGATTCCTAATTTTAATAGCTTAAGATTTAATTTACCACACTTATAGTTGTAAGTCAAGTCCTTATGTATCTGTCTTAAATAATCTGCATCAGCACCAATCATATCTGCCCAGAAATCTAATTCTTTAGAACGAATCCATCTCAAAGCATTTTGTTTGTAGCTTAACTTTCTTTGTGAAGTATAAGCATAGTCACCAGATGTAGTAATATTAAAACTATCAAAGAACATACGTTGTATCTTGGCTACTGCCAAGTGATGTTCGGGTGGTTTTTCTTTATCGTATTTTAAATTTTCATTTAAAGTTTTCATAAATTCTCCTTGACAAATCGTTAAAAATATGTTATGCTGTCGTGTCTATTACAGGGGGGTCTATAGTATATCCCCCCTATAATTTACTTTATTATCTTAGTTGATTACTAACACCTTGATGAACAAAGAATAAGAAAGTATTACTCTTAATAAAGTTCTGCACTTCAGCAGTTCTTTTATCATCACTTCTTATATTATCCATACTTGAGTCTTTAATATTAAACTCTTTTACTTCGGCATTACGTTTGCCTATTTGTACAGCCCGTTTATTATGTGAACTATAATTAGTCAGTGCATTATACACGTCCCAAAGAGTTATTATTTTTTTATCTTCCAATACTTTGTTAAGAAGATACTCTTTACCTTCTGAACCCTTTGAAAAACTTTTAAATAATTTATTAACATCATCTCTAGTTAGTTTAACACTTTGATATACCTCAAATTGATCACGCAATTTATTAAAAGAAGTACTTAATCCTTTTAATTTATTGAATGCCTCTTCAATTTGAAAGTTTGTTGTATGTCTTTTGATAGATGAATTAAATGACTCGGTAGATTTCATTCCGTTATCACAAATTAATCTTAAGAACATAGTCTGAAGTTTAAATACAATAGATGCATCATAACTTGATACTAATTCTATACCAAATTGTAGCTTATCATCTGTATTATATTGCATGGTATGAGAACCGAACTCACTCTCATCTCCAAACATAACTCTTAATCTCATACGACTTAACGTATCAGCCACATCAAATTGAATTGATGCACCTTTTAAATCTACACCATAGCTATCTAATGAATCAGATAATCCAGATAGTATATCTTCGTATGGAATCAATTGGTAATGGTCACCATGACTATGTATTAATCTGTCTATACTTTTAGCATACACATTATACTGTGGCTTAACTCTCATGCAACCACCCGTATGTGTTTCCTGCTCAAGTACGACAGGTATAGTGGCATGTTCATACGCACCACTACGTTCTGTCTTTAGTCTATTTAGTAATGTACTCATTGTGTTCCTTATTGTTATAGTCTTTAAAAAAAAAAAGACAGCACCGAATTAATTTCCGATGCTGTCTATATACTAACAGATTATAATTAATATGTCAAGTATTATTTTTATGCTACCTGTTTTTGTAGATAATTATTCAATGCTATCTTCGCAAGTGTAATCTTCTCTTCCCTTGTAGGTTTCATTGTATAACCAAGTATTTCATTAGCCATACTCTTAACACTAGCAGGGTTGATTGTTAATGCAGTTCCAAAAGTTTTATTAATGGCAACATTAGGTTCCCATTTAAACTCTTTAGCTAGTGCATCAACTTCAGATTTATACTTCATAGCTTTGATAGAATCTGCAATCACATTAGCGGCTCTAACAATAGAACCAATCCAATCTTTATGAGCAGAAACGACTTGTTGTTTAGCAAGTAGCATCATCTCAAATGTTGCAAACTCTGATTCCGTACAAGGGATTGCCCTTGAACGACAGCCACCTGTTCCAATAATATCTAAAGCGAAATCATCTTGCCACTTCTGAACATAATTAGAACTGCTACCATTACTGCCTTTCAGCCAGTCGTTGTTAGCATTTTGGTGTTGAGATAAATTTGGATTATTATGATTGCCACTATGTTCTATGTTGCAATCGGGATTTAATCCATTGGCTTTCATTGGCTCACGATACCAAGCATAAGCAAAATCTCTCTGCCTACTATACTCGCTACCATTGAGATTGCCTTTCAAGTTGAAGTCAAAGTGTTTTTCTTTTCTAACTTCATCATTATCTTCATCTCTTGTGTTCACAGCTTTTCCTTTGTCATCAACAACTGCCATATGAAAACAACTATCTTTTCCTACTGAATCAACAGTTGTATATTTATTTTGCAATCGTCTTAAGTCAGCTACATCAGTAGGATTGAATCGCCTTTCAAGTACAGCTTTTGCTGTCTTTTTAGCATCATCAATTCTAGTTTTGCAGGTTTCTCTTGACTCCAGAAACGCTTGATACTTTGGATTATTCGTTTGAGATTCTAAAAATCTACGAGCATCTTTAATATAGACATCTCGCAAAGATTTATTTAAACGAACATCATTCTTCTTCTTCTCCATTGAGTACTCCTTTCCTTGTTGGTTAAAAAAAAGACAGCACCTAGATAACTAGATGCTGTCTATAATATACTATATTATTTTATGTAAGTCAAGCCGATTGTTTGGCTCGTAATGTATTAGCAAGAGCCAAGCACTCGTCATTATTATCCCAACCAAGTGAATCATATTGCTGTTCAGTAATAGGTATCTTAATTCCCATTAGTTTATTTTCTAGGTAGTGTCTATCACCACCATCATTACTAGAACGCCACGTATAGTTCTTACCCCAAGCATTTTCCATTGCTAGCTTAACTGGTTCCATTATTCTTATACCCAAGTTATCAATGGCTTGGTCTATATATTTATCTGACCATTGATTATAACAATTAAGAGTACAGAAGTTTCCATTACCATACCTACTAGCTTTACTAGATTGATAATACTTCTTACCTTTAGTACCCCGAATCTGACTTGATGTTTTCCTTTCGGGACATCTAGGATTCTGACACCACGTTGTATGTTGAGCCATTATTTACCAACCATTTTTAATGTTTTAATTTGTGCATTAATTATTTGTTTCAAATGATTTAATGCATTGATATCACAATCCCTTGTAATATATTTTAAAACATAGAAAAGAGTAGTGTTCTTAAAACTTTCTACTTTTTTCTTTAACTCTTTATCTGCCATTATATCCTTTCCAGAAAATCCCAGTTGCCATCAAGTAAATCTTTCTTCATTTCATAGGTAACTTTGGATATTTCTATTACTTTAACTTTAGTCTTTAAGTGTTTGGTTTTGTAGTATTTTTTGCCTACATTTAACCACTTCATACGAGCATAAGAAATATTTCTCGGTGCTTTCTTATCCAAGTCGTGTGCCTTTAGGTATTCACTTGCATCAGTTGTTCTCGGCATACCTTTAAGTTTATACATAGAACCATCAGTTTGTTTCCAACGAACTCTATATATTAAATCAAACTTACCCACTCTTTTACTTTTATCTTTCTTAATAAATCCAACTCTAAATTTTTTAGATTTGAATTGGTCTATTAATGTTTCAATGAATTGTGGAAAGTCTTTGACTCTTACATCTGTTTGCATTACTTCCATATTGTTCTCCGTTTCTGTGTGTTGTTTCTTTATTTTATATATGCAGTTGAATGGTTAGTTCAACACCATTGCAACAGGCTATAACAACCCACAAAAAATAGCCGAAGATCGCTAGACCTTCAGCTATTAATATACTACAATGTTTTGATTAAGTCAAGCGAAGTGTAGGCTTTTTTAAATAGGTTGTCACCCTAAAACTGGACATTTTAATCGCTTCCAATTCTTTAACGACAGATCAGCGAACCCACACTTCTATCTTTCCTAGAAAAGAATACTTTAATATACCAAATCTAATTGGTTAAGTCAAGTGTTATCTAACCCACTCGCCATTACCTTTATGGCAACTGACTGCCCATACTTCAACACCTTTATATAGGACACTCGTACCTACTTCAGTAGGTTGTACTAATTCTATAAACTTATCACTACATGATTGATCTGCTGTTAGTGTGACAGGTAGCTTTAGCACATCACCACTTGCTAAATACAATAGCATAATAATTACTTGCATAATTATTCTCCTTTAATCTTATCGTAAGCGTGTTCTTTAATACTCTTATCTGTCTTGATGATAGTAAGTACATCAACACCACTATATGCTTTTGAATATACGTTCTGACTAATGGCTACACTTGAACCACTCATGAGTATAGCAAACTCACTACACCCATTTAGTAATACACATAGTATTACTAGGATAATTATTTTCATTTTAATCTCCCTTTAGTTTTAATTACTCTTCTTCTTCTGCACTTATACCTGTATCAAGGTATGCTTGGTGTTCTAATACTGGATCGGGTAATTTGTGCTCACTTACTTTATGTTCCCAACCTGCAATATCACTACCCCAATATAAAACACAATCTCTAGCACGTGCTAAATAATTTTTTAATTCTTCTGTCGGATAGTCAAAGTTTTCTATCTGAACAATAGCATTAATAAGATTCTTTCGTGCTGATCGTTTCCATTTTATTTTGTGTGAATCATCAATCATAAGTTCTCCTTATCTATTCTTATATCAAGAATTGTTAATTAAGTCAAGTCTTTTAGAACCCTTACTTAAATTCTCACTTGCCCATAAAGGGCGTAAGTTTGAAAAATTACAACACTCTAGTAATTCTTCTTGTTTAAATAAATTAAAACTTGCCATTGGTCTATGATGATCTATATGCCATTTACCATAGTTATCCCAATTCATATTAGGTTTAAATTGTTTTTCTAAATGTGCTTTTAAATACTCCCAGCTACACCCAACTAATGTACTTGTGCGTAAAGTTTTATTAGCTAATCCCCTTTGAACATACAAATAAATTCTACTTCTAATAGTAGATTTAATTCTAAAGATAGGATCATTTTTTAATCTATATCGTACTCTCTCTTTTACACGAACTTTAACTTCTGGTCTTTGTGAATACTCTTTATTTTTTATTCGTATATATTCTTTATTCTTTAATTTATATAGTCTTTCTTTTGTTTTTATATGATCTTGACTACGCCATTTTCTTTCCCACTCTTTGCGTTTATTGCGAATAGCTGGATTAGACATATATATTTTCCACCATGCTCGTCTTTTAATTTTATAGCTTTCTTTAGATTGTGATTTTTTACTATATTGCCTTACTTTTTCTTTATTATTTTCTCGCCATTGCTTTTGGATTTGTTTCATATGTGTATGATATGCTGGATTAGTTCTTCTTCTGATCTTTCTTCTTTCATCTAATCGTTTTGCTTGAACTATTTTATTACATTTATTAGAGCAGTATTTCATTTCCTTAATAAACTTTTGGATAAAAGTTTTACCACAACAAGCACATTGCTTTTCAATATTTTTAATGCGATTTTTTCTTCTTCGTGCTAGAGTATAGTTTTTCTTACAATAATAATTACAAAATTTCTTTACTTGATTATAAGAATAATCAGTAAATTCTTTATTACAATCTAAACAATTTTTATTCATGTAGATCATACAATATTATTTCTCTTTTAAATTAGTACACAATAACAAATGCTCTTTGCAATATAGCCACCCACTATCATTGCGTATAATAGGTTGACCACAAAAATACTTAGGTGGATCGTTAGGTTTTCCTAATGGATAGCGACAAGAGTTCTCGTCAGCTACATCTTCTATTGTTTTATTCATAGTTTCTTTCCGTATCCATTAACTATTTTCAAATCTTTAAATGATGCTTTTATTTTTCTCATTTTCCAATATGAAATAATTATATCCCTTATATCGTAGTACGAAGAAAATCGTTTCATACTTTCTAGTGCTAGACTTTCATTAGAAGATGGCTTAACCTTACTAGCTATATCTTCAAATTTTTCTTCCATTTCCTTAAGTTGTTTTTCTAATTTAAGTATTTGTTTCTCGTTCATAGTTCCTTTCACTTGTTATACCAACTTACATCACGACCATTAGCTTTACACCATAGGTAGTGATTCCTTAAAATTATTTTACTTTCAATTCTCTTGCCACCCCAAGAGTTCTTAATTTTAGGTGGCTTTTTACGACCACCTAAAATACTATAAGCATAGCTATTCATATGAACTCGGGAGGGAGAATTGAAGTTGCTATGCGTCATAATTTTATTTACTTTGTTGCTTTACAAAATCTGCAAGTGTGGGCAAGTAAGGTTTATAATCCCTTTCAAATTCTGCCTTTAGTTTATCGTGCAATTCTTGGTTTAAAATAAAAGCACTCCCATCACTATTACAATTTGAGCATTGTATTAATACAACATTTGTTTTAGTTGTATCTTCGTGTATTGTGCGAAAGCCATTGCCATCACACATAAAGCATATTTGTTTATCTGCCATTGGTTTCCTTTCGCTTACTCTTTGGTGAGTTTAAATTATACAACCAAAGAGAATACTTTGTTGCATATTCTTGTGCTTTATCTTCTTGCAAAAAGAATCTTAATCCACCAGACATACAAGTAGGGCAAGGAAGTTGATTCTTTCTTTCAAAAAAATTAAAGACATCTTTAAGCGTAAGTTTTATAACTTTGTTATAACCTGTACCTTTAAACATTGAATCTTCTGCACTATGTTTATCATAAACATAAACAGATGTATTCAGTAGTTTATTATCTTCTTTAGTTATCATTGATTACTCCCGTATTAGTTGTTGATTGTTCTTAATAGTACCATAAAGATATTGTTATGTCAAATAAAAAACCCTGCCAATATTTCTACTGACAGGGTTATTTCTGGTCGTCTTCCATTTGTTCTCCTTTACATAAAAGTTGCTATTACGAGTAAAAATATCGTCAACCAAAATGTAAATGCTAGTGTCATTTGCATAACTTTCTACCTTTATCCTTTCTTTTTGTTAGTTATACAAATAGCTTATGCCTATAATATCCTTATGTCAAGTTGATTTTGCTTTTCTTTTTTTGTGTTAGTCTAGGTAGGTTAAGCTGAATATCGTCCACATTAATACTAATGAGAACATAAACACCACAAATTTAAAGTCATTAAAGTTATTCATATTAAAACACCTTTATCAATTCATTAATTAATACTGACCATATTATTAAATTACTTATTAATAATACAATCAGTATTTTATTTTCATTTATCATTTTTTATGTTTGGTTTTATCTCTATTACATTGTATGTATTTTCTTTTAAATATTCTTTATTATTACTCGGTAGATATTTAAAGAAATAAATTCCACCTATAACAAAAAGCATAACACCAATTATTTTATCTAAATGTATAAAAAGAATTACACCTAAAAACATAAACATAAAACTACAACTAAAAGCTAAAGCCATTAATATTCTAGTCATTTTTTTATTCCTTTTTTTATTTTTTAACTATTCTTTTAATATACCATTATCAGTTGTGTGTGTCAAATATATCACACGTTGTATAAATATCACACAATTATAGGTTGTGAATAATACAACTAAAAATTGATATCACGTGACATATATTGAGATTGATAATCATTATCAAGTAATTAAAAGTAAATTAAATTAAAAATAATTTGACTAAACTAATTAAATCTATATATTAAATTTACGAGTTTGATTAAGCTTTTGTATAAATTTAAATTAATCACTATCCTTTACGGGTTGGTTGAAAGTGACAGGCAGTAAATCAATTTAAGGAAAGCCGAAGTAGGCGAATTTCCGTTGTGGTTTAAGGTTTTTAATGGTTAGCAATACCATTTTAAAAATAAGTTTTTAAAATTCTTATTCTATGATTATGAATAATCAAAAAAATATTTAATGTGTTCTGACGTATCAACTGTCAGAAAGTAAAGGTCAATATGTCTAAAGAAAAAACAAAATCAGAAATTAAAAAATCTGATGAAAAAAAACAAAATGATTTCTGGAAGAATATTAAGAGTTTATCTAAAGTAGATACTCACTTAAAAAACTTGCAGAAATTAAGCGACAAAATAGAAGTCAAAGGACTTTCAAACTTTGTGCTTTTTGCTAATGACATTGTAGCGATTTACAATGAAGTTAAAGCACAAGCTGAAAAAAGTTCTTTAAGTATTAAAGACGCTTTTAAAATGTCGCAATTCAGACAGCTTATGTATAACCGAGTAGGTTATCCATCTGAAAAAACACCAGACGGAAAGTACATAAGAAATTCAGTTTTTGAAACTGCAACAACAAGGGCTTTGAAACTTGCTCTATTGCTAGTTAATAAAACTGCTGGAATATGTGTTAAAGAATATAAAGTTTACGTAGTTAGCAAAGAATTATATCCCGAAGTTAAAGTTATCGGTGCAGATAGTTCTTTGACTTATGTAAAAAATACTTCTGACGAGTTAATTTTATTAACTGTCAAAGGTTTAGAAACTTTATATAAAAGCATCGCCCCAACTGACACAAAAACAGTTGATAAGGAAAGCGATGATATTACTGCTCAATTAAAAAATATAAAAACTTTTTTAAATGCAGAAATATTAAAACGTCAAAAAAATCCCGACTATATTATGGAACAATATGGAAAAACTGATTTTGAAATAATAAATCAGATAGCTAAATTATCCATGAGATTATCCGAACAATATACGAGGGATAATTCAAACGACACTAAAGATGGAAAAACTAAAGATACTTCAGTAATTTCTATCAGTAGTGCAACGTATGAAATTAAGAATAACAAAGGGCAGATTTTAGGTACATCTAAAATTGCTTAATCAATAACAATTAACAGACAGTTGATACATCTGAACACATTAAATTTTACCAAGTGATTAACAGGTTAGACTTTTTATTACAAAAATTCACACCCCCCTAAATCTCCACAACTGATACCCAGATTTTACTAGGGGATTTTTTTGAGTAGCCCTAAACAATATTGTAGGGAAATATTTTTAATTTCCACAAATTAAACTTGATTTTGCTTACGGGTAGTGCAGGGGGCAGGGGGGGTGTTTTATTAGATATGTATAGCTACCCCAGAAAATCTCAGGTTTCCCTGTTAACCATATACTGGGCTATATCTTAGGGGTAATATTCTAAATATCTCCCGACTATATTCCCTAGGGAGTAGTTATATTTTTCCCTGTGTATTAGATATAAAACCCCCCGCATACCTTATAGGTATATTATACACCTCATTTCCAATTTTGTCAAGTCCTTTATTACGACAAATTGTCACACCCACAGATATTGCTTGACAAAATGCTTAACAGTGTGTATAATAGAATCAGGTGCACATTAAAAGGACACACACGAACATATACGCATAATCATGCACACAGGGTCATCACTAATCTGCACCAATAACTGGGAATTCCCTAGGGTTCCCTTAAACTTATAAATGAAAAACAATTTAGCATCACTTCCTTTTAAAGAAATGATGGAAATAATAAATGCAAAACATGGATTCTACTATAATACCAACTCAAAAAAGAAGCTTGACCAATACACAGGAAAAGTTTCTAGACGTATTATTCGGGGAAGCCAAAGGAAACCTCAAAAAAGCTGGAGAGCTGGCAGGTTATTCCGAGCATTCCTATCCAAAAGTAGTTAGAAATTTAAAACAAGAAATTATATCCAGAGCTGAGAACTATCTTGCAACTCACTCAGCAAAAGCTGCATCTAAAATGGTAGATATGTTAGATGAGGATGGAACCACACCTCATGCTAATATTAGAATGGAAGCAGCTAAACAGATTTTAGATCGAATTGGTATTGTGAAGAAAGATCAACTCGATATTAATATGAAAGCGTTGCATGGCATTTTCATATTACCCGCAAAGGATAAGCTTGACGAAGATCAAAAGAAAAGCTAGAACGATTCCTTTCGGCTACAAGATTTCAGATGATACAAATTTTATAGAGTCAGTAGACTCTGAACTAGAAGCTTTACAAGAAGCAAAGAATTATTTAAAAACGTGTTCATACAGAGAAGTTGCACAATGGTTGCACAGAAAAACAGGCAGGTACCTTTCGCATGTCGGACTTAAAAGACGAGTCATTAGAGATACAGCCTCCGAAGCCAAAAAAGAAAGTACGGAGCAAAGCGAAGGAATCAGTCAAAGCCATTCTAGCACGGACACGTAAGAAAGTTGCAAAGGCAGAACAATCACTCCGTTCAGCCAAACAGCATGCCGAGCATGTAAAACAAAAACTCAAGACCGTCAATAAAGCATTAGATGGAAAAGAGCAGCAACTAATAACTCAAGACGTAATCGATAGTGCCTCCCCGAATGTTCAGAAGCACATTAATCAGCAAGAAGTTGTTTTCAAACCAAATACAGGTCCACAAACAGATTTCTTAGCTTCTGCAGAACGGGAAGTATTTTATGGTGGAGCAAGAGGTGGGGGTAAATCCTACGCAATGTTAGTTGATCCTCTACGCTATTGTGACAAAACACATCACCGAGCACTACTACTACGGAGAACTATGCCCGAGTTGAGAGATCTTATTACGCACTCTCAGCGTTTATATAACAGGGCGTTCCCAGGAGCCAAATGGAGAGAGCAAGAAAAAGAGTGGAGATTCCCATCAGGAGCAAAGATCGAGTTCGGGTACGCAGAGAACATGACAGACGCTTTACGTTACCAAGGTCAATCTTACACATGGATAGGAATAGACGAACTACCACAATATCCTTCGCCAGATATATATAATTTTTTAAGATCATCTTTACGTTCAGTTGATCCAGAGATACCTGTGTTCATGCGATCCACAGGCAATCCAGGTAACATCGGATCCCAATGGGTACGAGAGATGTTTGTAAACCCTGCTGAACCAAATAAAACTTTTAATTTGGAAATCAGTACACCTACAGGAACGAAAACAATTACAAGACGTTTTATTCCTGCGAAGTTACAAGACAACCCTTATTTGATGCAGACCGATGATTACTATGCGATGTTGGCATCATTACCTGAAGTTCAACGTAAACAATTCTTAGATGGAGATTGGGATGCATTTGAAGATTCTGCGTTTCCTGAATTTAATAAAAATACTCATGTGGTCGATCCCTTTGAAGTGCCTAAAGGTTGGCAAAGATTTCGTTCTGCAGACTGGGGCTACAGTTCTCCTGCTTGTGTTCTTTGGTTTGCTATTGATTATGATAATAACCTATGG